AGGATATAAACCTTTTTATAGGACTATTATCGCAACTTATGTTAGTGAAAATGAGTTTAAAGGTATTTAAGATATGGAAGATATTATTCGTAAAATTTTAAGAGAGATGGATAATTCCAATGAGGATAGAATTAAAAATATTGAAGATAAGAAAAAGTATATTAAGAAATTACTACCAAGTATTGTTAAATTTTATAAAGATTCATTCTCCGAAGATTTGTTCGATATTGAGGTTACAACTAAAGGAGTTCATTACTCGAGTGAAAATTATTCAACAGATGGATATCTTTTAAAGTTTTATTTTACTGAAATTCCCAAAGAACACAAATTTAATATGAGAAGAACAATTATTAGAAATTTAGATAATATTTTTAATATCGATATTACAAAATATGGTGTTCCTTTAGATTTAGAGTTTTATGTTAAAACATGGAAAAAAATATAAAATTATGCCCTTACCAAAAAATATAGTTAAACCAACCTTACCACTAGTTCCTCGAAAAGAGTTGTCCGCTCGTAGACAAGAACTATTGCAATATATCAAAGAAGATGGAACTTATTTACCCAAATCGGTATTGCACGCGGATTTAGATAGAGGTATGTTGGATTTTGTTAAAAATGAATTGAAGGTTGTTACCGCAGGAGAAATAGTTCCAATGGTAGATATTATTATTACTACTCAAAACTGGTCTCAATATGTTGAAACTTATAAATTCATAGACTTAGATTATAACCCAGACCCACCATATATTACAGTCGTTAGAAGTCCTGAAGTTAAATATGGTTCAAACCCTGCGTTGATTTACAATATACCGAATAGAAAACAATTTTATTATGCGTCTGTCCCGACTTGGAATGGTAATGAACAAGGTATGGATATCTATACAATACCACAACCTGTCCCTGTCGATATCAAATATAATGTTAAAATCGTTTGTAATAGAATGAGGGAATTAAATCAATTAAATAAAATTGTAATGCAAACATTTGCATCACGACAATCATACACCTTTATTAAGGGTCAATATGTTCCAATTATTTTAGATAATGTTTCAGACGAATCTCAAATGACCATAGACGCAAGAAAATATTATGTTCAGAATTATGATTTCACAATGTTAGGATATCTGATTGATGAGGAAGAATTTGAGGTAAAACCGGCAATCCAAAGAATAACTCAACTTTTTGAAATAGACACCACAACAAGAAGACCAAGAAGAAATAAATACCCAGAAAATCCTGATGAGTTTAATTTTCAGTTTTTATTTGTAACCGGTAATACAACCTTGGCAGATAGGATTGATTTTAGGGCGAATATGTCATTTTTAAGTTCAGATAATGTAGACACCTTTGATGTGTATATAAATAACAATTATTATGGTAGTGATACTCAAATAATACAAATCACAACTAATGATATTTTAAGAGTTGAAGTAACTAAAATTGATAATAACCAAGAAGCCCTAATTATTTTTGATAACAAGTTAGTTTAATCTTCTCCATAGATATCTTTCTTCTCTTTACACGTCTCGATTATTAAATTTTCCAAAAATTTATAAATTTTTATTCCTCTCTTATCACAATACTTTTTCAGTATATTATGTGATTCGGGGGATATTTTAATGTTCTTAATTACTTTCTTGGGTTTCATGGTGAGAAAAAAGGCAGAATTAATTCCTACCATTTATAAATAGTTACTCAAAAGTAAAGTTTTTTGATAAAATATGGAATATTTATCTATAAAATAAATCTGTAATAGAATTAATAAATAATGGCAACAGCACAAGCAAACCAAAAAGTATTCGTATCTCCGGGTGTATATACATCTGAAACGGACTTATCTTTCGTAGCCCAAAGTGTAGGGGTAACTACATTAGGTCTTGTTGGAGAAACAATTAAAGGACCGGCATTTGAACCGGTATTCATAACTAATTATGATGAGTTCCAAGCGTTTTTCGGTGGAACGGAACCAACCAAATTCATCAACACTCAAATACCTAAATATGAGGCGGCATATATCGCTAAATCTTATTTACAACAATCAAATCAATTATTTGTAACAAGAGTTCTTGGTTTATCAGGATATGATGCGGGACCTTCTTGGTCACTTAATGTTACTGCAAATGTTGACCCTACAACTATTGGAAACCCTTCAACAGGAACCTCTTTCACCTCAACATTCACAGGTAATTCAACATTAGGGGTTGTTGAATTTATTTCAGGATCATTACCCACACAAGTTACTGCAAACTTAAATGTGCAATATAGACAACAAGATGGAAGTACATCAACATTACAAGATGATTTCAACTCATATCTAACTTCAATAATGCTTTTACCTTCAACTTCAGCAACTACTGCAGTAATTTATGGAGCAATACCTCAATCAGCTTATTTTAATATTACAAGTCAGTATTCCACAGTTGAGAGTCAATATGAGTGTAATAACGACTTCGCAGATAATGATTTATCAGATGATTCGAACGATGTATGGTATTATGCTAATTTTGAATTTGAAGATAACGATTCTTTAACCGGTAATTATACGGGTTACTCGTTCTATTATGTTGTTTCTACTTTGGCTTCAGGGGCCACAAACACATTTACAGGAACAGTTACCGGTAATTCTTACACATTTACAGGTACCGCTTATCAAGAGTTTAATAATATGGTTGTAGGAACTATTCGTTCAAGAGGTGTATCACTTTACACTAATAGTAGTACTAGTGAAAACCACGGACCTGTTTACCAAGTAAATGGTCTCTCAGATTTACAATTAGTTTGTTCCGGACAATATTCAGGAATAACTAAATCCCCATTTGCAACTTTTTTGTTATCGGGAGTTACTAATGATAATGATGTTTTCACTTTTGAAACTTCTTTACTTTCATCTTCCTCAAAATATATAACTAAAGTATTAGGTGTTGATAATTTTGGTAAATCAAGATTTGAAGTTCCAATTTATGTTGAGGAGGCATATCAAGGATCTTTAAATTACGCATATAATCAAGGGTATATTAGAGGTCTCTCTTGTGATTTGATTGCGTTACCGGGAGCAAGAAGTCAGAACACATCATCAATTGCATATAATTTGGAGAGATATCAATCACCTGAAACCCCTTATTTAGTTTCAGAGTTGAGAGGTAATAAGGTATATAATTTGTTTAAATTTATATCAATCTCTGATGGGGATGATGCGAACTTTGAAGTTAAAGTATCAATTGCAAATCTCTCTTTTAATAGTATGTCTTTTGATGTATTAGTAAGAAACTTCTTTGACACTGATGCAAATCCCGTTGTAATTGAGAAATTTACAAATTGTAATATGGACCCAGCATCAAATAACTTTATTGCAAAAAAAATAGGTTCGTCAAATGGTGAATTCGCTCTCATATCTAAATATGTAATGGTTGAGATGTCAGATGAAGCTCCTATAGACGCGTTACCTTGTGGGTTTTATGGGTACACCCAAAGAGAATATCAAGATTATAACATTTATCCATCACCTTATCCTAAATTTAAAACAAAATATTATTTTCCAGGTGAGGTAATCGCTAATCCACCATTCGGTTCGGCTGCTAATGGAGCACCCGTGGAATCTGGAGGAGATGTTGTTAGAAGAAGTTACTTAGGATTTTCATCTCAGTTTGGAATTGATGAGTCGTTTTTAACTTATAAAGGTAAACAAACACCTTCAAATTGGATACAATCACCTAGTGAAGTCGACGCTCAACCTTGGAATGTCCTAAGTAAAGGTTTCCATATGGATTCAGGTGCAACTGTTGTTACAATTGCAAACACTTCTATGGCAAGCGGAGACACGGCATTTGAGTGTGGTGTTGCGGAATTTAGAGAAGACCCTGGAACACAAGAAAATCCTTATTACTTCATTTTCTCAAGAAAATATACTGTATGTTTTGCGGGAGGTTTTGACGGATGGGACATATATAGAGAATATAGAACAAATGAAGATAGATTCCAATTAGGTGCGTCAGGTTTCTTAGCAGGAGCTTACCCTAGTACAAGATACCCTACTGCAACAGGTGACGGATTATTCAAACGAATTGTTGTTCAGAACAATACTCAAGATTTTGCAAATACTGATTATTACGCTTATTTACTTGGTATTTTAACATTTGCAAATCCGGAGTCAACAAATATTAATATTTTTGCAACAACGGCGATTGATTATGTTAATAACTCAAATCTTGTAGAAGAAGCAATAGACATGGTTCAATTCTCAAGAGCGGATTCAATATATATTGCAACGACACCTGATTATAAGATGTATACACCGGATTCAACAAATCCTCAAGACATCATCTATCCTCAAGAAGCGGTCGACAACTTAGATAATACAGGAATTGATTCTAACTACACAGCAACTTACTATCCTTGGATATTAGTTCGTGATACGGTTAATAACACTCAAATTTATTTACCACCAACAGGTGAAGTTTGTAGAAACTTAGCATTGACTGATAATATTTCATTCCCTTGGTTTGCATCAGCGGGTTACACAAGAGGTCTTGTGAATTCAATCAAAGCTAGACAAAAACTTACACAGACAGATAGAGACACATTGTATCAAGGTAGAATTAACCCTATAGCAACTTACTCTGACATTGGAACCGTAATTTGGGGTAACAAAACTTTACAAGTCGCAGATTCGGCACTTAATAGATTGAATGTAAGAAGATTATTACTCCAAGCTCGTAAGTTGATTTCAGCAGTAGCTGTAAGATTATTATTCGAACAAAACGACCAAATCGTTAGACAACAATTCTTAGATAGTGTTAACCCTATTTTAGATTCAATCAGAAGAGATAGAGGTCTTTACGATTTCCGTGTAACAGTATCTTCAACACCTGAAGATTTAGACTCTAACAGATTAGTTGGTAAAATTTACATAAAACCTACGAGATCTCTTGAGTTCATCGATATTGAGTTTTTCATCACACCAACAGGAGCATCGTTTGAAAATATCTAAAAATAATAAATTTAATGGGGGTATGAAAGTATCCCCTTTAATTACCAAATATGAAAAAACAGATTAAAGAAGGTTTTAATCCCGAGGGAACACCAGATATGAAATATTATGCCTTTGATTGGGATGATAATATTGTTCATATGCCGACTAAAATTATGTTAAAAACTGAAGATGGCGAGGAAATTGGTATGAGCACAGATGACTTTGCGGAGTATCGACATGATTTAGGTAAAATTCCCATACAATACAAAGGAAATGTGGTTGTTGGATATGCCGACGAACCATTTAGGAATTTTAGAACGAAAGGTGATAAAGATTTTTTAGTTGACTCTATGATAGCTAAAGAAGGTCCAGCGTTTGACGATTTCAGAGAAGCAATAAATAATGGGTCAATTTTTGCAATTATAACGGCTAGAGGTCATAATCCTGAAACATTAAAACAATCGATATATAATTACATTATAAGTGGTTTCAATGGTATAGATAAAGACACATTAATTAAAAATTTAAAAAAATATAGGTCGTTTGTTAATGAAGATGAAATGAGTGACGACGAATTAATTAAATCGTATTTAGAGTTAAATAAGTATCACCCTGTTAGTTTTGGTAATGAAGAAGGAGTGTCAAATCCTGAAGAATTAAAAGTTAAAGCTATGGAAGATTTTGTATCATATATAAAAGGAATGTCTGGAATTATAAATAAAAGGGCATTTATTAAAAATGATATTTCAAATAATTTTATAACAAAAGAACCGGTTATAGGATTTTCAGATGATGATATAAAAAACGTAGAAGCTATGAGTAAACATTTTAAAGATAAACCAGATAATATAGTTAAGACTTATTCTACGGCTGGAGGCATTAAAAAGTTATATAAATAGAGAATAATTTCTTAAAAAAAAAAGTAAATATAAAAATTTTTAATCAAGAGTATATTTATAAAATATAAACACAAAAAAAAAACAAAATTGAAATAACATGGCTGATTTATTAATGAAAATGCCCATACCTTATGAACCAAAAAGACAGAACCGGTTTATTTTAAGGTTTCCATCCAGTTTAGGGATAAATGAATGGTTTGTTGAAACAGCGGCAAGACCAACTATTAAAATTGCACCAACTGAAATACAATTTTTAAATACATCAACATTTGTTGCAGGTAGATTTAATTGGGACCCAATTTCGGTTAAATTCCGTGACCCGATTGGTCCTTCAGCCGCTCAAGCACTTATGGAGTGGGTTCGTCTACATGCCGAATCTGTTACCGGTCGTATGGGTTATGCTGCGGGATATAAAAAAGATATCGATCTTGAAATGTTAGACCCAACAGGTGTTGTGGTTGAAAAATGGATTCTTTATGGAACATTTTTAACTGATGTTAATTTTGGGGCTTTAAGTTATAGTCAAGACGCATTGGCGGATATTACAGTGTCATTACGGATGGATCGTTGTGTGTTAGTTTATTAATTTGTATTTAGTATTTACTATTATTTTTATTTAACTTATTTTTAACCGTAAAGCAAATAAACTTTACGGTTAATTTTTTTATATATGGAAACACAATCAAGAGACTACGGTCAAGAAAATTTTACACTACCACATGATGTGGTTCAATTACCCTCCCAAGGACTTTTTTATAAAAATAAAAAGAAATCTTTAAAAGTCGGTTATCTTACCGCATCAGACGAAAATATTATAATGGCAGGAACAAACGACTTGACAACAAGTTTATTACGAGCCAAGATATATGAACCTGACGTTAAGATTGAGGACTTACTTGAAGGAGATATTGAAGCAATATTAATTTTTTTACGAAACACGGGATTTGGACCTGAAATGACATTAAATCTTGTTGACCCAGCAACTAAAAAATCTTTTCAGTCTCAAATTATTTTAGACCAATTAAGTATAATTAACGGACAAATACCTAACGAAGACGGAACATTTACCGTTCAATTACCAAAAACCCAATCAACCGTTAAATTAAAACCACTT